ACCGGCAAAAGCAAAAATTTGCCATATTTGCCGCAGCAAAGTTGTAAACGGCAAATGCACGGGTTGCGGATTTGAATTAAAAATTTAAGCGGCTCGGCGGCAGAGGGTGAAAGCGTAAGCGATACCCGTTTAATGCCGCCGAACAAGATAAGGAGGCAAAACAAATGATTCCAATAAAAGGCGTAATTGGTTGGGATGTTGTTGGTGTTGAATTTGCAGAAAAATTAAGCCGCCTTAACGGGGATATTGATTTTGAAATCGATTCGCCGGGCGGCAGCGTATTTGACGGCATAAGCATTTTTAATGCGATTAAGAACTATAACAAGGGCAAATGTAATATAAAAGTTGTTGGGGACGCTTCGTCAATGGCTGCATATATTATGCTTGCCGGTGATAGTTTGAAATTTGAAAGCAACGCCGTTGTTTGTATTCATAACCCGTGGTCGTTATGTGTTGGCGATTACAACGCAATGAAAGAACAAGCAACATTGCTTGAAAAATTGGCGGCATTATACGCAAGCAAGTTTGTTGAAAAAGGTTTATTTGAAGAAAAAGAAATAAGGCAACTTATGGACGCCGAAACTTGGTTTATTGGTTCAAAAGACCTTAAAAAACTTGGTGAAGTAATAGGCGTTTCAGATGATGAAAACACCGACGATGATGATGAAAACGAAAACGCAGAAAATGACAGGGACATTAAAATAGCGGCTTGCCGTGAAAAAATGAAATTTTGCGAAAACAAAGTAAAAGAATTGAATTCGCAAAACCTTGACAAAGTGGCGGCGTTAATTGGTGATGTGAAATTTAACGCACAAGCACCAACCACAAAAGAAAAAACACAAACACAATGTAATACACAAAAACCAAAAGGAGCAAAGAAAATGGATTTAAACGAATTGAAAACCGCACATGCTGAACTTTACAAACAAGTATTGGCACAAGGTGCAAAAGAGGAAAGAGCAAGAGTAAGTGCTTTTTTAGGATTTATTGATGTTGACAAAGACGCAACAATTAAAGCAATTAACGACGGTGTTGAAATTACCGACAATGCTTTTCAAGCGTCAATTTTAATGGCAAAGGTTAAGCAAGAAACCATAAAAGGTATGGAAGAAGGCAACCCGCCACAAGTAGATCCACAACAAGAAGAACACGCACAAGAAGGCGGCGAGGACGCAGGAAAACAGGCAGAAGAAGAAAAAGCCAAAGAAGAACAAGCAAAGAAGGAAAAAGCGTCTTATGCAAAAATTATGGAACTTTGCGGCTTTCCCGTTGAAAAATAATAATTTCAACTCGTATTTACTATTACTCAAAAGCGGGCATTAAAAACCCGCTTTTTACTTGTACAGAATTTTTAAAAAAAGGAGCAATAAAAATGACTACAATTGACAATTCAAAAATCTTTTTAGGCGGTATTTTTACCGACGCCGATGTAACAGTTGCAGCGAATGAAACTTTGGTTGCCGGCACAATTTTGGGGCGTAATAGCGATGACGAATTGGTCGCATTTACAACCGCAAATGAAGGCAGCCAACCAATTTACATACTTGCACAAGATATCGCAAACACAGGCGATTCCGATATTACAACAATGTGCCGTGTATATGAATGCGGCGAAGTTGACGCAAGCAAATTAACATTTGCAAAAGCAGCGGACGCAACTGATGTTGCAGTTTTAGACGCATTAAAAACAAACGGTTACACCCTTGTTAATGTTCAACAATTAGCAGAATAACAACGGGCATAAAAATAACCAAAAATTAACACCGCCTTAAATAAGGCGGCATTTGTACTACAAAATTTTAAAAAAGGAGCAATAAAATGACAGATTTATTAAAAAAATCAATGGAAGCGGTATTTGACAAAAACAAAAAACCTTCAATGTTCTTGGCTAATTTCTTTGAAACAAGATTATTGCCAAACATCAAGGTTGAATTGCAAGGACGCAGCGTAAAAAGTTATTATTCAGTTGATGTGAAACTTGGCACAGGCGGTCGCCGTGTTGACATGGCAAACTATGAAAAATCAGAGTTTGTAATCCCTGAATATAACGACTATGCAACAATAACCGAGGAAGATGTTTTAAAGGTTAATTATGGCGAAACTGAATACGAACAGAAAACCGCCAATGTTGTTAATATGATTACCGAAAGACAAACGGCAATTTCTAACAACATGAGAAGGTCAGAAGAAAAACAAGCGTCAGACGGTTTATTTTATGGAAAAATCACACTTGCAGACGGTACAAAAGTTGATTTTAACAAAAAAGCAAGCCATGACATAACACCCCAAAACAAATGGGGTGTTGCAGCGGGCGACCCGCTTAAAGATATTGCAGACGGTTGCAAACTGATTATACAGGACGGGCAAATTTCTGATAGTGAATTTAATTTAATATTAGACGACGCCGGCTTGTCTGCATTATTAACAAATGACAACTTTAAAAAAGCGTCAAACCTATTAAACGGCATTAAAAGAGCAGACATAAACATCCCCGTTGAAAAAACACCGGGTGCAATGTTTCATGGTCAGTTTTCTTGCGGTTCTTATAGAATTAACTTATGGTCTTATAATGAAAAATACACAATCCCTGAAGGGTTTGGATTTAACAATGAAGGAGCACAAGTTGGCTATATACCGGCAAAATGCGGTTTGTTAATACCTTCAAAACCAAATTTCCGCAAATATTATGGTGCTATAAACAACACCGCAGCGGCAACAGTTTTGGGCGGCGGCAAATTGCAACTCGTTAAAACTGAACAATTGCCGTATGCTTATGATGTTGTAAAAGGCGGCAGCGGTTACACCGAGGCAGGTGTTAAATCCCGTGTATTGTTAGTGCCTTATGGCGTTGACGAATTTGTTACATTTAACGCCGTTGTTTCATAATAAAACCACATAGCAAAGCCCGCAAGTAATTTGCGGGTTTTGTTTTAGCAAAGGGGAAATAATGATAAACGCATTATTAAAAAAACACAAAAAAACTTGCCTTATTGCCGGCAACGGGCGTGCGTATGAATGCACATTAAAACCAACATCAACGGCGGCGGGTTTTCCGTTAAAAGGTGTTTCAAATTTTGTTGGGGCAACTTTTGACGAAAACGGCAACGGTTATTTTGGGGATTCTTTTGATATTACGCTCGATAGTGATGATGTAAGAGAATTTACAAATTTAACCCCGGTTGCGGGTTGGTTTATAACGGTAACTTTTCCAGAGTATAACAATGCAAAAGTTACTTTTAAAATTGAAAATGTTGCAATCGACCGCACATTGGGCATGTATTTGCTGCATTGTTCGGCGTCAAAAGACGAGGGCAAAGGCAAACGCATAAACAGAAACGGCAACGGCGGCATTTAACGCAAGGCAAAAGGGGGCTTGTTTTAAAATGATACCTTCAATTATTACACCAATGAATTTTACATATATTAGGGACGCAATTTGTCAGCACATTGCAACTTGCCGGGATAGCCAAATTTCAATTGCACAAAACGCCGGTTTAACTGAAAATGAAATTGAACAAAACATTGATTTTACAGTTTTTCCAAAGCGTTTCCGTTATCCCGATGTTTCAGAAATGCCATGTGTGTTTGTGTATTTTAATGAAATGACATTCCCGGACGACGAGCAAGATATTTACGAAAATGCAGCGGCGGCAATATTGCAAGTTGAATATTACACGGTCGGCACAACCGAAACAGATGAAGAAGGCGACACGGTAATTGCAGACGCCAACGCCGAGGATAGATTAAACTATTTAACGGCACAACTTTATAAAATATTGTGTTCAGAAGAAACCAACATTTATAAAGCAACCCAAAATGTTGTAAAAAATTGGCGATTAAGAAGTTGGAAGCGTACCACCACGCCCGACGCCGATAACACGGTCGGAACGGTACTCGGTGCGGTTTTTGAATTTGAAGTTGGTTTTGAAGAACCAACATATTACACGCAAACATACAAATTGGAAGAACTATACACACGGTCGCATATTCAAGATGAATATATAAGCCCGTTTGTGCGTGTTCTTTTAGATAGTTAAAAATAATCAAAAGGAGCAAAAAATGACAATAACAAAAACATTAGATCCGTCCGCTATTGCGTCAGCAACAAGCGTGGCAGTAAAACAAAAGGTGCAAAATAATGCGGCTAATTTACGCCCGGAAGTTGTTGTTTGCATAGGTCAAGCACAAACCGGCATAACCGCACATTTAAACGAATTAACACTTGCAAGCGGCAACGCCGACGACATAGGTGTTATGTTTGGTTTTGGCTCGCCGCTGCATAGAATGGCAAAGAAATTATTTCCAAAAAACGGCAACGGCAGCAAGGTTGACACCTATTTTATAGGGGTTGCAGCACCCGGCACATCAACCGCAGAAGTTAAAAAAATAGCAGTAACGGCAGCCGACGGGGTTAAGAAATCTTTAAACGGTTACATACTTGTTAATGATATGACTTTTGAGGCGGCGGCAGATGTAGCGGGCAAAATTGCAACAAATGCACAACTTAACCCGGCAAAAGCACCGAGAGGAACAGACCTTAACGCATACGAAAAAACGGCAATCCCGTTTACTTTAATTAAGGGTATGACACAGAACGAGGCAGCCGCAGCAATTCAAGAAGTTTTAAGCGAGTCAATTGATTTGCCATTTTTGGCAGAAGTTGACGACAACGCCGTTGATTTAACCGCAAAATGGGCGGGCAGCGATTCAGCGTTTGAACTTGCAATTGTTGATGAGGACGGCAACCCGATTGACGCAACAACATACGGCGTAACATTTGCAATTACAGAAACAACCGCAAGTGCGGGCGTTGGTGTTATCCCGGACGCTGCATTGGCGTTAATGGATGAAGAATTGGGCGTTACCCGTGTAATATCTCAATATGCAACAACAACCGTTTTAGATAAGTTGCAAGAAAAATTCGAGGCGTTTCATGACGGCTTAATCGCACAATATGTATTGTGTTATTCAGCGATAGCAGCACCCGAAAGCGGAACCGTGCCGGGGACATGGGATGTTGCAACGCTTGTAAGTGCCGGCACGGCTCGCCGTAACGATAGTGTTAATGTGCAAATTGTTGGGGACGCCGGCAATTTGAGAAAATTAACATACCTTGAAAGAAACCGTTTATTAAAAGCCGGTTACACAAACTTGGTAAGAAAAACCGACGGCAGTTATCGTTTAATGGATTTGGCTACATTCTACCACCCGGTCGGCAAAACAAACCCATTGTTTAGATTTGACCGTGATGTTACAGTAGTTGGGAACATTGCTTATGATATTATGTCATATTTTAGGGATTCTGATGAATGGAAATCCGTAATTTTAATCGGCAAAGATGATATAACAACCAACCCGGCAGCACGCAGCATTGAGGATATCAAAGCGGCAGTTAATGCAAGAATTGGTTTGTTAGGCATTGCCGGTTTAATTGCCCATTATTCAGACGCCCAAAAAGAAACAGAAGTCGAAATTGATAGCAGCAACCCGAACCGTGTAAACATCAATCCAAAATTTGATATTACCGGCGTTGGTAGAATTTTCGACATAACCAACTTTATTGGTTTTAATTTCAAAGGGTAGTAAGTAGTTAAATTTGGGGGGTAGTAAGATAAGGGGCAAGGCATTTCAAGCCCCTTAAACGCCCTCGTACAAGTTGTAAAAATAAAAAAGGAGCAAAAAAATGGCAAAAGTTGGTGATATTACCGCAATTACAATTGACGGCACAAAATATGCCGTACCAAAAGACACAGAACCGCATATAATTAAAGGCGGCGAAACAATAACAGAAACGCAAGGTTATGGGGACGGCACGGCGGACGGCTATGTTTCAATAGTTGTGCCACGCATAACGGGAATGCGTGTTAAGTTGTCAGATGATAACAGGGACGCATTTGAAGCCGCACGCAAAAAAGTGGATATCCCGGTCGTTGTTCATGGCATTGCAAAAAGTTATGAATGCACCGGCGTTATAGTTGGTGAGGTTGAAACCTCGGCAACACGCAGCGTAACGGAAGAATTTGAAATCCATGTTACAGACGGCAGCGGCATAAGAGAAAGTTAAATTTAAACAACAGACAACGCAAGCGGCGGGCGTGCAGCGATAAAAACCGCCGCATTTTTAAGGCGTAAGCCGGTGTTGCCGGATTGCATTGTGTTGAGCAATGCAAACAGGGCAACATTATAAAGCCGCCGTTTAAAATCTTTGATTTTACAGGCGGTTAATGTAATTTAGCAAGAAAAAGTGAGGATTAAAAAATGGTTGCAAAAATAATGGAGCGTGAAAGTGCATTAAATGTACTTGAAGATATTAAAAACAAAATTGGTGGCGTAGATTTGGACGAAATTTGCGGCGAAAAAGTAGAAATAAAAGAAAACGCCGAGGGCGGTGAAGATGTTATTTTTAAAAGGTTAGTGCAAGGCATTATGTGCGGGCTTGTTTATTGGGATGACGAAAAACAATGTTTGGTTCAAGAACTAATAAGCCCCGTAAAAAGCGGCGAAATAGAATGTAATAAACTTTATTACAAAAACAAATTAACATTAAGGGACGGCAAAGATTTTAAAGCCAAAAATCAAGTTGGCTTAACCGTTGAAAGTTTATCGGTTTGTTGCGGTCGCCCGGTGCAAATTATTGAAAAGATCCACGGCACGGATGTTAATATTGCAATGGGTTGTTTAAGTTTTTTCGACAAGTAACCCGCATTATTGGCTTATATTATGCCGATATTTTATTGGCTTGCGGTTGGGAAACCGTTAGCGGCGTTTTGTCATTGGATTATGATGATTTAATAAATTTTGGCAAACGGTGTTACATAATGAACAAAGACAATTTCAAGAAAGATTAAAAAGCCCGGTTAAAAACGGGCTTTTAATTTAATGGAGTAAATAAATGGGCGTTTCAAATTTCAGCGTTTATTCATCATTTAAAGCAAAAGACGGCGTAACCCCCGTATTTAAAACAATGACGGCAAAGGGTGCGGTCGCCGGCAATGCTTTAAGCGGTGCATTTGGTAAAGCAAAAATGGCGGTTATAGCATTAAGGACGGCAGTTGTTGCGGTAAGTGGGGCGATTGCTGCAATAGGTGCTTGCGTGCCACTCAAAGCGTTTGCCGATTGGGAAAAAGGTATGGCAACGGTACAAACTTTGTTAAGTGCCGATGAGGTTGCAAAATACGGGAAACAATTAAATATTTTGTCAAAAGACGCCATAAGGGCGGGCGTTGCGGTTGAGGATGTAAACAAAGCGTTATTTGATGTTATATCCGCAATGGGTATGAGCGACAAAAGCATGGAAGTTTATAAAACATCTTTGGTGCTTGCCAAAGGCGGTGCGGCTGATTTATCAACCTCGGTTGCCGGTATGACGGCGGTAATAAATGCATGGGGAGCAGAAACAACCGACGCCACGGCGGTTGCAAACGCATTTTTTACGGCACAGAAAAACGGCGTTACAACGGTGCAAGAAATGGCACAAAATATCGGTACGGTTGCACCATTGGCAAAAGCAATGGGGTTAAGTGTTGAAGAAACCATGGCAAGTATGGCAGCATTAACCAAAGGCGGTTTAAGTACAGACGCAGCAACAACAGGTTTGCGGGCAACATTAACGGCGTTGGCAAAACCAACAAAGGACGCCGCAGAAACATTAAGGGCATTCGGCGTGCCGGTCGGTATAGCAGAAGTAAGGGCAAAGGGTTTAACCTATACTTTACAAAAACTTATTGAATTGCAGCAGAAATCGCCAAACGCAATAACAAAAGCGATTCCAAATGTAAGAGCATTAACGGGCGTTTTGGCTATGGATGAAAGCAAAATGCAAGAAGTGCATAAAACACTTGGAATGATACAACAAGACATTAAAAACGGCACGGGCTTAAACGAGGCGTTTAAGAAAATGGACGCAACAAGTGCCGCAACAATGGCAAAGGTTGTTGGTGAATTTCAAGTCGCTTTAATAGAGTTGGGCGAGGTGCTTGCACCGTATTTAATGCCACTTGTTAAGGGTTTTGGTGAATTAGTACACACGGTCGGTGAATTAGCACCAAAAATAACGCCGGTGCTTGACGCAATAAACAATTTGTTTGGTGCGTTAAAAACTTGCTATGATTTTGTTAAAAATAATTGGTTGCCATTGTTGTTAATAATGCCGGCGGCAATATTAGGCGTAAAAATGGCAGTTGACATTTTGCGGGTGCGTATGGCACTTTTAAAAATGGAATTTATGGCAACAAAATTGGGCGGTTGGCTAACGGCAGTTACAACGGCATTAAAAGTACAGATTCCGCAATTATTGGCGTGGAATGCTGCATGGCTTGCCAACCCAATAACATGGATTGTATTGGGCATTGTTGCTTTAATTGGCGTTGTTATCTTGTTATGGAAAAATTGGGACAAGGTATCGGCGGCGGTTCTTGCGTTTTGGGATAAAACAAAAGAAGTTATTGCAAACCTTTGGGGCAAAGTTAAAAGCGTATTTTCAGCAATTGGGCAATTTATAAAAGAACATTTTGTTGATTTTCTTTTAATGGCACTTGGTCCAATCGGGCAAATTGTGCTTGCAATAACCAAAATTTCAAGCGGCATAAAAAGTATGATAACGGGCAATAAAAGTATAAAAATTGAAACCGTTTCGGGCGATACGCCGCAAGAAAAACCAAAAGTTAAGAACAACCCGAACAAAGGCACAATTGGCGTTGATGTTAATTTAACCAATAAAACGGATAAAAAAGCAACGGTTACAACCCGTGTTGAAGGTTCAAACGACTTAAATCTTAAACCGGCGGCATAATGTTGCCGGTTTTTACAAATTCCGCCTGTCAAAACATAGTTTTGAAACGGCGGTATCGTAGTGTTGCCCTGTTTGCATTGCTAAACGCAACGCAATACCGGCAACACCGGCTAACGCAATAAAAGAGGTTAAACAATGGGATTTATTGATGAATATAAAGCCGTTGTATGGACTTCCCCGTCCGGTACGGCATATACATTAAAAACGCTTGAAAGCGGTTTTAGCCAAAAGCATGTTGGTGAGGTAAAAGAAAACCCCCGCACATCTTATTCGGCGTCCTCGTCAAGCGGCAAAAAAGGCAAAAAAAGGAGCGTTTCAACAAGCGGCGGCAAAAAGCGTGTAAGTGATGTAAACGACACATTTACGGATTTGGGCATTGGCGGGCGTGATGTTACGCTCGATTGTATTTTTGTTGGCGAAAATCATTATACAAAAGCAGAAACTTTTGTAAAATCTTTGTGCGAAATTGGTAAATCCACATTGCAATTATCATACGGCGACCCGTTTACGGTCAATGTATTAAATTTCAAGGTAACAAACCAACTTTTGCAAAATATCAATAGTACGGTTGTTAATGTAAGTTGGCACGAAACCGCAAAAACTACATATCCGGCAAGTGAAAAAAGCAAAGAAAAAGAAATAAAAAACAATGCAGCGGCAGCAAAGGAAAATTTGGCAAATGGTATGGCGGACACGGTCAACAATATTGCAAGCCCTTCACGGCTGCAAGCGTTTAGCAACAATTTTACAAAAGCATTAAACAAAGTTTCAGGGGCGTTGGATTTTGCAAACAATTTAACCTTAAAAAGTATTATGAATGATATTTTGGGGCAAAATATCCAAACAAGTGCATTTACAATGGCAAGCCAACTCGGTGTTGTATTGTATAAGGCGGCAAGTTTAAGTAAGAAAATTGCAAACATTGGCAACGGTTTTGTTTTAACGGGTGAATTTGGCTCGCTTTATAGCGGTTGGACTTCTTTAATTTCAACGCTTATAAACAATTCAAGCACCGCAAGCAGCAAAACAAATTTAACCAAAACAGAAATTGACAACTTGTTAATAAATGACACAACGGCGTCCATGGCTTTAATTTCACTTGCTGAAACCTTAATCGAAAAAGAATACGAAACAAGGGCGGAGGCGGTCGAGGCGGCAAAAAACCTTGTAAGTTTAGAACAAACATGGACAAATTTTGTTGAAACTGAAAGCGGCAAAATAACAGATTTGGAAAACTTTTACATAAAAGATGATAATTTACAAAGTGTTGTTGCAGCGGCAGCCAATGAAATTTTGGAGCGGTCTTATAGGTTAAAAATTGAACGCCTTGTTGTATTGTCAGAGGACAAAACCATAATCGATTTGGCTTATGAATATTACAAGGATGATTTTTACGCAGATCCCGACGGCACAATTGATTATTTAATCAGAACAAACAATTTACATGATGATGAATTTTTAATTTTGCCACGGGGCAGCGAGGTTAAAATTTATGTATAAAAAAATTAAAAAAAGGGACGGAGATAGTTGGGACGATGTTGCCCGCCGGGTGTATGGTACACCCGACAGGGCGGGCGACCTTGCCAAAATGAACAATGAATTGGCAAGCGGCAGCATATTGGCAGCCGAAGAAGAAACAGAAAACACCCAAAAACCAACCGGCAAAGTTTATGTTCAAAGCGGCGATTTAAAATATGATGATTTTTCAGAATTTACGCTTTATGATCGTATGCAAGCGGTAAAAGGTGCGGTGTTTATTTTCAACAAAACCGAAACCGATTATAATTTTAATTTTGGTGATGAAGTAAGCATTTTTGATGAAAACGAACTTTATTTAAACGGGCGTGTTGCCAATATCAAAAGCATACTTGACGAGGGTTTAAATTGGATTCAAGTAGAAATTAAATCGCACGCCGGTATTTTAGCAGAAACAAACATGGCTTATCCGCTTGAATTTGCCAATGTTTCAATAAAAGAAATATTGCAAATGGTTGCGGGTTGGTATTCACAAAAAATAAATTTTTCAGATGAAAGCGACCTTAATGAAATTTTTGTTAATGAAACCGGGGCAACTTTTACGGCTGATATTAACGAAACGGCATGGGCGTTTATGCAGCGTATTTGCAATTCAAGGGGCTTAATTTTAACAGATACCGGGGACGGGCTTTTTGTTGGTAGGTTCAAAGCAAACACGCAAGAAAAATTAAATTTAATCGACGGTGAATGTTTGGGCGTTAAAAAAATCAATGCCCGTTTTTCAACGGTTGGGCTTGCCCGTTATTATGAATTAAACTCGCAATACCCAAAGACGGACACGGCTATTGTAACAACGCCGTTGCCGCTGCCAATAACAAAGCGTATAAACTCAAACGATTTTAACGCAATGGACTTGGAAACGGCAGCAAACCGGCAAGCGTGCAAAGAAATTGGCTCGCATTTTACCGTTGCGGCTGAAATCAGCGAAAATTTAAACATAAAAAGCGGCAGTTTTGCCGTAATAAAAAACGCTAAAATCGGCATAAATAGTGAAATGGATTTTGTAATAGAAAACATTGAACGCAAACACCCGGACATGACAATTATCGAAATGACTTTGCCATGTGCGTACACATTTGAAATGCCGGCAAGTTTACCATTATGCGGGGAATAATATGTTAAAAATTGATATTCTTGAACGCCTTGTTGCAAGTGATTTGTTTACAAGGTTTTTTAAAGTAAATATTTTTGCAAAACAAACGGTTGATGTTACCCAATACCATTCGGGCGGTGATGATTACAACCCGCCGCCAAAATGTGAAGGTTTGGGCGACAACATAGGCGGCAACCCCAAAAACGGTGTTGTATTTGCATGGCGTGATGAAACGCCACGAGTTGCAGCACCGGGGGAAAAGCGTATTTATAGTGTAAATGTGCAAACGGGTGAAGTTGCAGCGGTTTTACATTTAAAAAATGACGGCACGGCGGTATTAACCGGCACAACATTGCAAATGAATTTTACAGACATTCAATCGGTCGGCAGTTGGCAGCATACCGGCACAATGAGTATAACAGGCGACACGGCTATTGAAGGCAATTTAAGTGCAAGCCATATCGAGGCGGCAGACGGCAAAGACGGCGTACTCGATAAGCCGCAATTTACAAAAGGTATTGCAACGGGAGGTTCTTAATGGATTTATTATTGACAGATACAGGGGACGGCGGTGAATTTACATTAAGCGGCGGCGACCTTGAAATGTGCGGCACATTTTATAATGCCGTTTATTTGTCATTGTTGGGCGGGGACGCTTTTTACAATGTTTATGAAACTTATGAACAAAACGGCAGTTTTGAAAGTGCATTAAATCAACCTATAACAAAAACCAACTTAAACAAAGTTGAAACAACCGCAAAACAATGTTTGAAATGGTTACTTGACGAGGGTGCGGCGGATTCAATAGATGTTTTGGCATACGGCAACAATGAACAAAAAATAAATGTTGATATAACCATAAACGAGCCAAACAATGTTTCATATTCTTATGGCTTGATTTGGGAAAATCAAAAGGCAATTTTGAAAGTAAAAAATAAGGGTTAAAAGATTATGGCAAATTTTACAATAAAAACAATAAAAGAAATTTACGACGACTTTATGGCTCGTTATAACACTTTAAGAAGTCAGCAAGGGGACAACACCCCGTTGCTTGAAAAAGCGGTTATAAAATGTATTGGTTATGCCATTGCGGGCGTTGCCGGTGTTTTATGGCGTTTAAGTGTATGGCTTTATAAACAATGTTTTCCGCAAACGGCTGATTTGGCGGCGTTAAAATTTTGGGGCAACTTAATTGGCGTTGATTACAAAGACGGCGAAACGGCAAATGTAATAATCCAATTAACAGATGTAACGGCGGCAAGTTTGGCAAGCGGCACGGTTTATAAAGATTTAACAACGGGTTTAATATTTAAAACAATGTCGCAAGCAACGGCAGCCGGCGGGGTAATAAATGCAACGGCGGTTTGTGCAACAAGCGGCACGGTTGGTAATTTGCCCGTTGGTACGGTGTTAAATATTGCAAACCCCGTTTCGGGCATACCGTCAACGGCAACAATTACAAGCATAAGTTTAGAAGGCACCGCCGATGAAGGCGTTGAAGATTACCGCAAGCGTGTTTTGTATAGGTTCAGAAACAAAAACCAATGCGGCAGCCCGTTGGATTATTACACTTGGATAATGGAAGTTTCAGGCATTGCGGACGCCTTGCCTTATGTGCTTGCCGAGGGCGTTGTAACAATTTATTGTGTTGCAACCGGCAGCGGGTTGGATAGAACACCAACCGGCAGCGTAACGCCTAACCCTTTTCCGAGTTGGGTTGACGGTCAATTTACACCATTAACCGGCAGCGGTCAATTTTTGCAAATAGCAAACAAGGTTGAAGGCAGCGAGGACGGCGTACACGACCGCCGCCCGGTAACGGCAAGCGTTGAATTATTGCCGCCAAATTACACCCCGTTTGAAATAGAAATTGACGGTTTAACAAGTGAGGATTACAACGAACAAATAAAAGATGTTTTAATAAATTACTTTGATGAACGCCGCCCGCATTTGGTGGTTTTGGGTTATTCTTTGTCGGGTGCAAAGATAAACGCAGCCCAATTAAATGCGGCAACGGTCGAGGCGATTGAGGGTGAAACATTTACATCATTTATTTTGAAAGATGAGGACGAAACCGTCATAAACGAGGCGACTTTGGGCATTGGTTGTTTGTCATATTTACGCAAATTAACCATAAATGGCACGGTGTATTATACAGCGTAATTGCGTAGAGTGTAGCCCGCAAGGGCGTAACTCGATAATGTGAGGGCAACAATTTGCGGCAGCGATAGCGTAGCAAATGACTTGCCCGAGAGATAGCAATTACAAGACAGAGGAATAAAAAGCAATGAATTTTTCGGCAAGATCCACATTTAAAAAATTGTTAGGCAAAGGGCGTGCGTGGTTGACGCCAAAAGGGTTTACGGAAGATGTTTTAAACTTATTTGCGTACCCTTTTGAGGTTGTAAAAGATGTGTTAATTAAGTTAAAATTAACGCATTTTCCCGTTACATATACCAATGAAAACAATATTTTAAACGGTGAAGAACTTTTTAAAATAACAGATATTGAGGGCAAAACCTTAACAGAGCGTGCGGCAACGGTCGAGGCACAATGGAGCATTTTTGGCGGCTGCCAAAACTATAAGCAAATAGAATTGATTTTGCAAAGAAAAGGTTTGCCGGTGCGTGTAATAGAAAACATCCCGCAAGGTTATAACCTATATGGCGGGCGGTTAATTGGCAACGGTTTTATACAAACGCCGGACGGTGAAATAGATCCAATAAATGCGGGCAATTTAAAACATTGTTTTATTATACAAAGTTCGGATTTTTGGGATGAAAATATCTTTTTAACCACGGTTAAAACGGTTGCACCGATAAAACCGGCACAAAACGGGGCGTATTTTATACCCCGTTATTTAAGAAAAAAAGAAATACACCATGTTTTGACTAAAAGCCAAATGCAAGGTTACAGAAAAAAACAATATTGCGATTGTAGAACACAAGGAGGACACTAATAATGAGCGGCACAAGAACGGAAAATTTGGGCTTATTTAATACAAATATGCTAACAGACGGGGACGACTTTTTGGATTTTGACAGAGATTTAAACCAAAACAACAATATTTTGGACGCAGCCATTGGCAAATTATCAACTTTGACAACCGAAGAAAAAACAAATTTGGTTGCCGCAATAAATGAATTAGTTGCCGGAAAATCGTCAATTGATTTAGACAATTTGTCGGCAATTGGGCAAGCAATAATGGACAAAAAAGTAGAGGTCGAGGCACTTTTGCAGCAAAACGGGTATGCAAAATTTACTTGGAAAGAAAACAACGAAATTAGTAATTTAACAATTTGTTGGGGTTTAAATCAAACTTATGAAGATAGAAATATAACATTTACTTATCCAATTGCTTTTACTACAAAACCTAATATTCAATTAACGACAAATTATTCAACTCAAGTTTCAGAATTAAATTTACAACCAAATGTATGGTTCGGAAATGCAAATATTGCAAATTGCAAAATTTATGGTAATAGTTCGGTTTTAAATGCGGGGGTAAATATTTGGTTTGATTATTTGTTAATAGGCTACTAAATTTAGTAATTTATTAGTGCAATGGGGTGAAAATAAACAAAAAATAAACAATTGGGGCAAAGCAATTTGCACATTTCCCATGGCTTTTACTAAAATATATACAATAACATCAAGTGCGGATACCGCAGACGCTGATTTTACCGGAACGGGAACCACACAAACAAGAACAACAACACGAGGTTTGGTAAATAGTATATCAAATAACGGTTTTGCCGTCCAATCTGCCGTTAATACCTTATACATTGCAATCGGGGTTTAATCCCCTATTGCGAAATAATTAAAATCTTGTGCATAAAACGCGTTATTTATGGTGTCATGACAATGAGGGTAAAAACCGCTTATTGTTTTGCCGTGAATGTTTATGCCAAAACCGCTATTGTAATTATCTATACTTGAAATAGATACAACTACATTATTTGTATAAGTACGGGTAAAAGATGTAAATGTAGCATTTTGGGTGTTAGTAGTACGCCCGACACCCCAACACAACAAAATACTAAATATTGTTATTTTCCGATTGCAACAATAAAAACATTTGTCGATTGCTTGGAACTTGTTCCATTATAAAACCCGACAACAAAATTGCTTGAACTTATTTCAAAATCATAATTGAATGCCGTCATGTTTAAATTCAAAATGCGTGTTCCTGATGTAACACATTGACCGTAAATATTCATTGTTATAGGTAGTGTGATATTCTTTGTTGTTTGCCCCGTTGCGATATTTTCAACGGAAGAATGACACCATGCGACAATCAATTTACTAATTGTGTTAATACCCAACGGCAAGCCAAAAAGCACCATAATTATCAAAAGTTTTAAAATCAAATCTATTATTATACACATTATAAAAGGTCATATGTTCGTAAGTAGTTTCAGGAATTCCCGCAATTAAACCGCCCGTCAAACTTAATAACGCATTTTTATATGCACACGGAAGATAAACCGTTCTCGCCCCCGTTAAATTGTAAATCGTTCCCCATTGCAATATTATTTCATTACTAATATTGTTAATAACCGATTGCAATCCAACGGGTGCCGGCACCGTTTGCGGTCATTATTGTAAAATTGTTTGCGTTTAAATTATTTATCCATGCGGCGGTATCGCCCGAACCTACATGCACAAGTACCACAACCCCCAAAACATCAAATGCACAAGGGTATGTTACAACAAGTTTATTATTACTTGTTGGAGCACCTAACCCCCAATTTATGATTAAATTACTAAATTTGTTATAAATAAACTTTAAGGAGGAAAATAAAAAAAATGAGTATTCAAAACATTGTTTCACTTGTTGGCGGATTAAATAATATGACCGCCATAAAAAGCCCGGACAAAATGTATTATTGCAAGTTTCAAGACGGCGAAAAATACCTTTGGGGATTTTTAAGCCCGTCAGATCCACGACTTGAAACCGTGCTTATTAAAAAAGAAGTTTCTATTGAGCAGCACCAACAATTATTAAGCGGAGGCAATATTGTTTATTATGATGATGAAGTTTTTAACGCTGATAATAACCAATATTATTTGGACGACAACGGTGATTTTGTTAAAAGAAGTGATGAAGAATACAACAAAATTGTTGCAGACGCTAAAAAAACCGAATTGGTGCAAACTTTATACACTATGAAAGCCGCAAAAGCATACGGCGGTGTTATTGTTAATAACGCATTTATTTTTGAAACAAACCAAACCGCCATAACAAACACCGTTGCCACTTTATCACTTATGAGCGACACCGGCGTTTCATCTTGGAAATTTTACACAAAAGACGGCGAGCCGGTTGTGCAAACCGTAACCAAAGCCCAATTATTTGCGATTGCGTCTTTTGGGCGTCAAATGATAGATAGCAGTTTTGCGGTCGAGGGTGAATTTTTAAGCACCCTTGAAAATGCAAAAATAAGCGATTTAATTTCTGAAAATTGGGTTAAAAACTTTGTTGAAACCGCACAAGCCAATTTTGATGAAATTGAAAACAATATAACGGTAACTTTTAACTAATCAATTCAAGAATATTTAACGCAAATTCCCGGTGTTTTTTGCCGCCGTTTTTTAAGTAACCGTTTATAAAACTTTCAACTCGGCGGGATTTTACACGGGACGACATTTTTATTTCTTTTATTTCATCTTTTTGCGGCTTTAAGTTTAAACATAAATACGATTCGTTTATTTCATCTTGCGTTATGCCAATATAGCGTTTTGTTACAACGGGTGAATAATGATTAAAAATTGTTTGCAGCAAAGCAATGTCGTGAAACTGTTTGTAATGGTGATAACCAAAAGTTTTACGCATTGTGTGCGTGCCAACATTGGCGTTTATGTTTAAATCTTTGCACGCTTGAACTATTGTTTTATAAACGATTATGCGGTCAAGTTTTAACCCGTGCCGCCCCGTAAATAACCATTCTTGCGGGTTGCGGTCTTTGCAAAAGTCATTTAAAAGCGTTTGCAATTCATCTTTTAACGGGAAAATTTTACCCTTGCCCGTCTTTTGTTCACGCAGCATTATTGATGTTTTATTGTAAACATCTTTTACCTTAAAGCCCAACAAGTCAGAAACACGCAAACCCGAATTAACGCCGAGAGTGAATAACACGGCGTATTTTTCTTTGTTGTTTGCCCTGAAATAATCAATAATGCGTTGAATGTCAACTTTGTTGCGTATCGGTTCAACAATGTTGGTGTTTTTTGTTTTGGTTTTGTTCATAGTTACCCCCTTTATAAATATTAAAAAGTACATACACGGAGGACGAAAAATGGTAAAGGAAAAAAATGACAATTCAAAAGTTGTTAAAATGTCAGACAAGCAAACATTGAAAGACTTAAATTTTAACGGTGAAATAACCAAAATTAAAATAAGCCCCAAAAATGATAAACCCGAAATTTTTTACAAATTAAAAACAGATGTTTTAGGGGCTGAAATTAGAGCAGAAGGCGACGGCAAAGCGTCAAAAGAATTTTTAATCGCAATGCAAAGTTTAAACGATATATTTTGCAATATTTGTGAATTAGAAGAAAAAGCCGACGACATCACAATAACCGTTGTTAATTTCAAGAAAAACGGCGTTGTAATTTCGGGGCAAATTGAATTAACACAAAATGACATACCCGTCCCGCTATTTGTAAACACGCCATTTGTTTTGCTGAAAAATGAAAAGGGCGGTTATGAGTTGCCGGCATACGCAGTAAAACAACTTGAAGAATTGCAAAAACAAGCGGTTTTGTGGATGAGGGGTGCAACCAAAGAAATACAACTTGATTTGTTTGGCAATAAAGTTGCCGCAGCGGGTTAAAAAACTTCCTCCGCTAAATGAGGGTTTAATCGCCGGCAAGAGGTTGTCGGGTTTAAAACAGGGCGGCGGGACGCCTTTGGGCGTTGGTAATTTACGGGGGTTTTAATTTGTTAGATAGATTTTAAGGGGGAAAAATAATGAATGTTGAAATACAAACGGCAAATGACATTGTGCAAATTGAAGCCGAGCAAGATGATAGATTATTAAGCATTTTGAATGAAGAAACGCAGCCAACGCCGCCGCATGAAAACTTGCCGCCGCAAGCATATTGCCCAATATGTCAATGCGACACGCTGCAAGTTATTGAAATTGCAGAAGGGGACGCCGGGCGGGGCGTTTTTAAATATGTTTGTTTGGATTGCGGCACGGAATTTTATTTGCTTGAAGATAAGGTCGCAAGTGCGTTTCGCAACATTAACAACTCGGTTGATGAAATTGAAAACTTAACAAAACGCATAAATTACCATAATGAAAAATTAACAGGAGGGTTAAACAATGGGAATTAAAACAGGTTTTGAACTTTGCAAAAAACTTATTTTGCCGGCGTTGCAAAAAATCATTAAATCACTAATCAAAAAAAGTGCAAAGGCATTGTATGAAAAATTATACTTAAAGTTTTGCGATTCTTTGGTTAGTTTTGAAACGGCAATTGGTAACGCATTAAAAGAAACAGATCCAAAGAAATTGCAAAAAAATATTGCTTGCATTGAATTTGGTTTAAATTTTTATGAAAAAGTACATGCAACACTTGAAGGCGTTTTGCCGGATTATGCTGCATATTTGGTGGAGGCAAAAGAACGCTTAAACCGTATGAATGAGGGCTTATAAATGTGCATTGAAAACTTTGAAAAATTGCCGCATTGTTATTATAAAGGCGTTGAATATATTGTTTGGCAAGATGATGAAACAAGCCGTGTTGCATTTACTGAAATTCCCCGCATTGGCAACAAATTGGCTAACATTACAATAATGACAGAAAAACAAATAAAAGCAGCAAAGAAAAAGCCGCTTTTTCTTGAAAATGAAGTCGGCGTTTTGTTGGTTGATAAAATCAAGGGCAATACATATACATTTAAAATAAAAATTTACTATGATTATGACGGGGCAAGCATACACCGTGCATTTTGGCGTGTGATAGGTTCAAAAGAAAATATTGAGTTTAAAATCGCCGCACTTATACATGATGTTTTATGTGAAAATCATAATTTTGTAAACGGCGACCGTTATTTTGCCGACAAAGTTTTTGAACGCTTGCTTTATGTTAGTGATGTTGGGGCGTTTCGTAGGTGGTTAATGTTTCATAGCGTTGACAACTTCCAAAAGTTTTGCGGTTGGCAAAAAGGGGGTGCGGCGTGAATATTGAATTATTAGGCATATTTGTAACGGTTGTTTTTCAAGGGCTTTATGTTGCTTTTAAAATGGGAAAATTTGAAGAAAAATTAAATATTTTAGAAAAAAAGCAAGATAAGCACAACAACTTAATTGAACGCACATACAAAAACGAAACCGACATAAAGGTTTTGCAAGAAAAAGTAAAAGTTGAAAATCACAGGGTTAGAGATTTGGAGGATGTTTTAAAATGAAAATATTTATAAACCCCGGACACGGTAACACCGACCCCGGTGTTGTGTCTAAACACGGGGTAAAAGAAAGCGACATTGCGGCAACCATTGGCACAATGTTAATGAACCGCTTAAAATTAAACGGATACCCGGTGCAATATTTCCAACAATGGGTTAATTATTTTGAAATTTCAAAAGAAGAAAACAGATCCGGGGCAAATTTGTTTATTTCAATTCATTGCAACGGGGCAACAAGCCCGCAAGCAAATGGCGTCGAAGTGCTTTATTGTAAAGGCAGCCAAAAGGGCAAAGAACTTGCAACAATTATGCAACAACGGCTCGTTGCTGCAACGGGTTTAACAGACAGGGGCATTAAACCCCGCAGCGATTTGCATGTCTTAAACCGCACAAAAGCACCCGCAATTTTAATTGAAACGGCATTTTTAAGCAATTCAAGTGAAGAAATGAAACTTGTTTGCAACCCCGAAATTTTTGTTAATGCCATTTGGGAGGCAATTAAAATTTATAAACAAAAAGGGCTTATTTAGCGGCTTGCCGGCAGAGGGTGCAAGCGGCAGCGATACCCGTTTAACGCCGGCAAACAAGTAAAAATTCTCTCTCTTAATATCTGAAAGCAAAAAGGGCGGCAACGCCCTATTTCATTAAAAGAATTACACGCCGGCGGGCTTGCCCCCGGAGGACAATACGGGGCAATTTTGCCCCGCCGTATTATTCACCTACCAATTTTGTAAGTGTAGGCATGAAGTATTAACCCGTTGCGGCGGGTTTTTTAAAAGTTTTTTCTATCTTCGCCGGGGCAAGAGCAGTCGCACCGGCATTTTTTTAATCGTGTTTCAAAGGGCGATTCGCATTTTGCGGGTTGCCCTTTTTTGTTGGAATATTTTTTAAGAATATTTTGCACCCAAAAAATAAACTTTGGACAACATTGGACACCAAAATAAGAATATTTTTATATTAAAAATTAAGTATGTTTTTGCAAAGCGTTATAAATAAAGCGTTTTGCCGCTTATAAAATTTGTTATTTTTTCATCATAGAAATTAAACCATTTTGGACGGGGTTGGACAAAATAAAAAAATGCGGTTTGAACTCATGCAAATTCCTAACGGATAGGGGGTAGATTTTAAAAATTTGAGGGGTTTAATATATTTTTGGTGTATTTGTATATAAAATTGAAAATAACCCGCTTAAATCGGCGGACAAAAATTTCATATTAAAAAATTAACCCGACTTGATTTTTTCAAGCCGGGTTTTTTATTGTCTTTAAGCGTTTGGGTTTTTAAAGTATAAAAACATCCAATCCCGCCCCTCGTCTAATGTTAGCCGAAAACAATTTTTATATTTTGGGTATTTGGATTCGTTGCCGTTTTCATCTTTTATGTAATATGTTGTTTCCCCTTTCCAATCGCCTTTACGGGTAAACCAACCCAATGCCCATGGGTCGCCGGGGTCGTGGTCTGAATATTTTGTTATTAAAACATATTCGCCGGGTTTTGGGTTTTTTATTTTTCTCATTTTTCACCCCCTTGCATTGCGTCAATTAGCACATGCCGTTTGCGGTAACGGTCTAATGCGTCAATTAAAAATTCCAATTCTTTTGCCGTTACTTTTTCTTGTTGCAGCAACTTTGCAACATCCGGGTTGTTTCTGATAGATTCCAAAGCATTTAACAAAAATTCTTTTTCTTGCGGCGTTATGCGTTGATTTAATGACTCCGTGCGGTTTGTACCCTTTGGGCGACCGCCCCCGTGATAACCGCCCCTTTTGTATTGCGATTTATACAAATTAAGCATGGTTTCATCAACCTTGCCAAACGCCCGCAAAACATCTTTTATATTTATTTCTTTGTGTGCGTTGCTAAAATCAGTTAAATAACGCAACTTTGCGTTGGTTATTTCATCAACGCCACGCCCTTTGGTTTGCACCCGGCACTCGTCAATTAAAGTGCTTTTATGCGATATGGTGATATAAAACCCGTCCGGGTAATCTTGCCGGTTTTCATATTTAACTTTGTATGTTGTCATTGCTTGCCGCCCTTTGTCTTAAAATACTGTTAATTGTTTTTCTTATTCTCTTTAATTCGTCCGTGCTGCATTTCTCAAATATTGCACGCTCCCGCAATTCTTGAACTTTTATTTGTATTTGTTCAACCATGCTGCCGCATTGCCGGGTTAATGTTATTAAATCTTTTTCCCGTTTTGCCGTGCCAACATGCGGTTTTAAATCAATTGTTGTTTTCATTGCCGCCCCCCTATGCTATAACCCATTTTAACGCACTCAATTTGTGTGTTAATCTTATTTGTTTTGCAATTTCTTGCGGCGTGGTTACACCCCATTCGCTTAAATCTTTTAATTGCTTTTCAATGTCTGCAATTGCCGCTTGTATTTCTTTTTTCGTTTTCATTGCCGCACCCCCTATGCTGCCAACTCTTTTATTTTCTTTGCAAAATTCTTTTTGGCGTCAGCGTATGAAAACCAACCGCCGCCACTTATGCCGTGTTCTTTATCTATAAATTTATACAACACCGGCACACCCTCGGTGCGGCACTCATACAACGCAGCCGCCCCGCTTAAATCACAAATTGTATATTGCCATGTGTGTTGCGTCTTTGTGTATTGCATTGCCGCACCCCCTTAATCGTTTAATGTTGATAAAATATAGTTTATTGCACTTAATGCCTTTGCGTTCTTTTCATTCATTGCCAAACGATTTATTTTTAATTCTATTTCGGCAATGTTTAAAATAAAAGATTCCTGCATTGTTTCAATTTCAAATGGGGTTAATTTTCTTGACATCATCACCCGTAACGCTTCCGCCCTTGTTGTGTTTTTCATATTTTGCCGCCTTTCTTTGTTTATTGGTTTGTTTGCTGATTATTTAATCAAGTGTTAATGTGTTTATAAATCCGTCCTTGTATTTATAGTATAAATCGTTTTTTGTTTTTTGCAAGTCATAAAACAAAATAAAAAAGTAAATTGAAATAAATATTTACATTTGTTTTTTGTATGTCAAAAACCTTAAATTTTATTTTCAAATTTTCAAGGCGTTTTTTGCTGCATATTTCACCCGACCGAACGCCCCGGCACATCACCCGCCGCAACGGTGAAACACCCGCCCCGCTTGCGTTTGACGGTCAAAAGGTACTGTGCGGCGACCACGCAATCGCCGGGGGTTGTTGTCCCGTCTGCCGCCGCTTTTTTAGTCCCCGAAATTTTTTAATTTCGCAAAATTTTTTCTTGGGTATTCTGAAACACTAATAAATAAAAGGGTTTCGAGGTTTCATTGTTGAAATAGAAAATTGAACATTGAGAGCGTTAAAAAGCAATAATAATGCGGGTTTCATTATTGTAAAAATAAGCGTAAAAATTCAAATAAAAAATTCAACAATTTTAATGCCAAAAATCAATTCCAAAATATTGTTATTATGGGATTTTTTATTAAAAAATTTTTCAAGTGATTTTCAAATAAATTCAAATGCAAAAAATTTCAATAAAATTTTATTTTTGTTTTTTGTAAATCAAAAAACAATTATGCAACTTTTAAAAGCGTGTTAATTTCAACAATATTAAATGTTTCGGCGTTTTCTTTAATTTCTTTTATAAACTCATTTACATACAATTTTAAGTTCGAGTTTTGACACCTACGCCCCAATTTTAACAAATAAGCGATTTTAACCAATGGTTGAAACGCTTTTTTTATTGCTATTATTACTTCTTGCCCGTCATAATAAAAGTTCGAACACAAAATTTTTAACAACCGGCGGCGTTCTTCTATATTCCCCCGCAAGTATAGTTTTTTTGCGTCTTTGCAGAGTTCGAACAAACCCTCGCTTAACTTCAATAATTCAACGCCGGTTTTTGTGTAACTTGAATAACGCAATAAATATTCATCAAGCATGTTTTGCAATTCTTTGTTTTTTTGCTTGTATATTTCTTCTAATATTTCACCGTCTAAATATAAATCAAATAATTTATTTAGGCGGTTTTTTGTTTTTTCAATATCTTTTTCCAATTCTTTTATGCGGGTTTCATTGTAATAATTTTGCGATTCCATTTCATTTTTTAAACATCTTTTTACAATATCAAGTGCGTCCGTTGGTAATTCAAAATTGCTTAACACATCTAATATTGCGTCCTCAATAACATTTTCACGGATGTAACTTCCTTTTTTGCAATCGCCGCCACGGTTGCCGGTGCAATGATAATAAATATATTTTTCTTTTTTTATTTCACCAACCATATAACAACCGCATTTTTTGCATTTTATCAAATTTGTAAATAAAAAATTATGTTTTTGAGCATGTGCCGTTGATCGTTCTTCCATTATGCGTTGACACATTACAAATAATTCACGGCTTATTATTGGCTCGTGTTTACCGTTATAATACCGTTTGCCCTTCCATATAAAATCGCCAATATATATAGGGTTTTTTAAAATATCTTCAATATTGCGGCGGCTGCATGGTGTTTTTTTACCCATTTTAAAACCCATTTCGCGCATTTTTGCTGCAAGTGTGTTAAATGAATAATCCCTTGTTGCGTATAATTCAAAAATCATTTTTATAAATGCCGCTTTTTCGGGGTTTATTTGTAAATATGAACGGTGATTTATACGCTCGTTTTTATACCCTATTGGGGCAATGGACGGGTAATAGCCTTGCTCGGCTTTTTCACGCATTTTGGTTGAAACATCAACAGACAGGTTGCGGGGGTAAAAATTAGAAATACAATTATTTATTTCAAAAACTAAAAAATCGGTTGCCCTTGCACTTGAATTTAAAATTAACCTATCTTGTATTAAATGTATATTGTAATCCAAATGCTCCGCCATATAAACCAACAATGCAGAGTCCACGCCGTTACGGCTTGCCCTATCAGATTTTAAAAAGATTAAATTTTTAACTTTATGTTTTTTGCAATAGTCAACCATTTCATTAAATTGCGGTCGCCCCGGTTTTTTGGCGGTGTACGATTCCGCATAAACTTTAATGATGTTTAATTTATTCATTTTTGCATATTCTTCACCCATTTTGCGTTGATAATCAAGAGAAAATCCGCTTTTTTTCTGTTCGTCAGATGAAACACGGGTGTATAATATTGCGTCATCTATTGCCATTTTTTTAATCCATTCTTATACAAAATTTTAAAGCGTCATTTGGCGTGTATAAATCAACCATGCCATTTTTTAAAATTAGATCCGTGCCGCCTTTGTATTTACTATCACTTTTTAACATATTTTTTGCAATGCCGTTAAGTGCATATTTGTTGCCTTCAACATCTTCCAACCATACGGCAGATTTTTTGCAAACGACCATTAAATCATCCTTTGTATAAGGGTAATTTTTGCCATGCTCATTTTCTTTTATTAAGTATTGGGCATTGTTTGTTTGTGTTGTTTCTTCTTTTTTGTTGTCGGGCGTTAAACAAATTGCAATAACCAATATTGCTAAAATTACAATAATGCTGCAAAAGATTTTTGCAAAAGTTTTTAAAGATTTATTTTCCATTGTTACCCCCTATGTGTAGCCGTTTCCAATGCTGCAACATTGCCGCAATGGTGAAAATGCCCGTTTTTGATGTGCAATAATTCATGTTCAAAAATTTCTTTGTGATGTGAAAACTTATTATTTATAACGATTGTGTAATAGTCGTCCGCAGCGTCATAAAGCGAAAAACCTTTTACCGTAATTGGTAAACTTAAAAATATAACATTGTAATTATCCATTCTGAAACCCTTAATATTTTGTTGCTTGCATTCTTTTAACAATTTCAATAACTGCTTTAATGTCATCGGGTGAAAGTTTGCGGCTTGCGTCAAAAAGCACCCGCAAATTTGGGTTTTCGTAAACTTCTTGGGCAAGTTGTGCGGCTTCTTCATCCAAATAATATGGCTCGATTGTGCCGCCGGGTTGTAAATCATCAATTGTGCAATCCAACGCCTTTGCAATTTTCTTTAATGTTTTTAATGTTGGTTCTTTTGTTGCCCCGGAAGAAATACGGCTTATTGTATTAACAGGCAAACCCGCCATTTTTGCCAATTTTTCATTGGTTAAGCCTAATTTCTTTTTGTAATAAACCATACGCATGGCAAGCATGTTTTCGTTTTCTTCATTTTTCATAAGATACTCCTTTTTGCTTGTACTTTTTACCAAATATTAAAACATGTAAAGATATTTTTTTCAATTAAACAATAGCGGAATAACAACATAATAGCATTATTTAATCATACAAAAGATGTATTTATAAATACATAATTGACAAAATAAATCTAATTTGCTATAAACTTTTACATACACAAATGTATTTTTTAATCCATTGTAAATTTTTAATAAGTTGCAAGGTTGGGTTAAAAGTAGCAAGAGAGGTTAAGAAATGAAATACAAAAATTTAAAAGTTGAAATGGCAAGGGCGGGTTTAAACCAAAGAATGCTTGCAGAAAAAGCGGGCATGAAAAAAGACACCTTCAACCGTAAAATTACGGGCGGCAGCGATTGGACTTTGCCTGAATGCCTGAAAATTAGAAACATTTTAAACCCTGAATTGAAACTTGAATATTTATTTGCGGACGGTGATGTAGATGAATAAGCCAATTAAATACAGGGTAATTTTTGAAGGTGAATACACCGAAAAAGAACGGGATTTATTGTGGGGACAGTTCTTTATGGAGTTGGTGAAGTTAAAAGAGAAAAGAGAGGATTTGACACCATGCAAAACATATTGATTTTTCCAACAAAAAAAGTAGTAAAAAAATCTTTTATTGAAAAAATACAAGATTTTATTGAAGAAAAAAAAGCGGCAAAGGTTGCGGCGTACAACAAAAAGATTTTATTTTTACGCCAACAAACATACATCTTTTATTTGAAAAGGGCATTGAAAGCCCGCAAAAATGCTGCAACATCAACGGTTGATTTTCCCGACTTTGTTTATTTAAGCGGGGCGGCAATATCAACAGACGCATTGAAGTTGGCAAATTATATTGTTGATTTGGCAATAAAAAAAGGTCATAGACACATTGAAAAATGCTTTAAAAAGTGTGTAAAAGGACTTGAAAAATAGTAAATCATAGAGGGTTTTATTTTGGAAGATAGAAAAAAAGAAAACGGCACGGTCGTCCGTGTTGTAAAATCAAAAAATTACACGGTTGTTGATAATAGTTTTTTGCGGCTTAAAAATTTAAGTTTAAAAGCAAAAGGGTTAATGACTTTGTGCCTATCATTGCCGGAGGATTGGTCTTATTCAATTAACGGTTTAATTACGCTATCAAGCGACGGGCGTGCGGCGGTTACATCTGCATTGAATGAATTAAAAGCCGCCGGGTTTTTGGTAGTAACATCCGGCAAAGATGAAAAAGGTTATTACAATTCAATTTATACTTTTTATGAAACACTTAACGAAAACCCGCAATATAATGGAGTTTTATCGGGAGCAGATTTTCTGCATCCGATAAACGGCGTCGGATTATCGGACTCCGAAAATCAACAACAAATAAATACTAATAATAAAGAACTTAAAAAAAGTAAAGAAAATGTTTTATTTGAAATTGAAAAATTTGAACCAAAAAATTTATTTGATTTATACAAAACAATTTGTATAAGTTTTCCGCAACCTTCAAAGTTTACACAAGAACGCAGCAAAAAAGCGGCAACAAGGTTGAAAACATATCCAACAAAAGATTATTGGCAAGAAGTTTTTAAAATTGCCGAAAATTCAAGTTTTTTAAAAAGCGAAAAAGCCGTTTGGTTTAATTTCGATTGGCTAATTAAAAACGATAACAATTCATTAAAAGTTTACGAGGGTAATTACGGCGGCAAAACACAAACCGCAGCAAATGCACCCGCACAAAATGGCGACAAATATTCAAAAAAATACGGGGGTGCATAGATGTTGTTTGATGAACTTTTACAAGAATTTAAAGAAGTTGTAAAAAACAATTATGGCAGCCGCATAAACGAGGGCAAATGTGTATTTTGCGGGGCTGCATTGAGTAACGGGCAATATTGCGGGTGCAATGGTGCTGAAAAAATCAACCGTTATTTCAAAAAGTTTCATAATAAATTTTATGATTTGCAAAATTATGCAGACATTGGCAGCGATTTAAAAGATTATTACACCGTTACAACACCCAAAAAGTTTGCCGGCTTAACATTTGATGATTACCGCACGACAGATCCAAACGCCGGGGCAAAACAAAAAGTATTAAAAGCGGTAAAAGATTATTACGCAAATTGCATTTATAATTTTTTATCCGGGACAAATTTATTACTTATTGGCAATTATGGTACGGGCAAAACAATGCTTTCAAGTATTTTATGCCGCCAAATTGCTGCAAAGTGTTTTAATTGCAAATTTATAAACATTGTTGATTTGTTTGAAGAAATAACCGCAACATTTTATGGTAATGGCAAGGTTAATACAACCGATTATATTAACCGTTACAAAAAAGCGGATTTTCTTTTTCTTGATGATATAGACAAAAGAGAGCCAACCGACTACATTAAGCAAATTTTGTATTCGGTTGTTAATTACCGTGTTGAAAATGAACTCCCGGTTGTTATTTCTGCAAACGCAATGTTAAGTGAACTTGAACAAAAATTTGGCGAGGCAATAATTTCCCGTTTGGTTGAAAAATCACGGGTTGTGTTATTTGAGCAAGCAAACGAAAGGTTGGTTTAAATGGTTGATGAACAAGAACAAGAATTAAGTTTAAACCCAAATTTGATAATTGACGGCAAGCAATATTATTATAGCCCGGCACATCAATTGGCAAAGCATATTTGTAAGCAAACTTATGACGAATTCCGCTTAACTTGTGAATACGGGTTTACAAGTGCAACCATTTACATTGAAAGAGTATTGCAGCCGGGCGGGTATTTTTCAAGCACCAAATATGAACCCAAAAAATGTATTGGGGTTTTGTTGTGCGATGTTGAAACAAACCGTTTAACGCTGCAAAAAACAAATGTAAACCCCGAAAAACATGAACTACACAAAGACGACAAACGCCAAATGGACGAGTGTTTTGGGGTTCAATATGAAATTTTTAAATATTTGCGGGATTCCGATTTAATCCGCATTTGCACGGTAGAGCGTAAAGAACGCCATAAAATGAACTATGTTTATTTAATAAACAAATTAAAAGCCGTAAAAAACGGGCGTTTTTTGCATTTCACGGGTTATGGCACGCAGTTTTTTATCCCAAAGGCGGATTTTAAGTGTTTTGAAGGCAAAAAAGTTACTAATAAAAAGAAAAAAGGAGCGAAAAAAAATGACGGCAAATGAAAAAATTTTTGAAAATCAATACCAAAAGGTCGTTGAACAAAACAGGCAATTACAAGCAGAATTAAGAAAAAGCACCATGCAAATTGGTTGGAATGAGGGCAACAATGTTAATTTTGGCGAATTTCTATTAAAACGCCATTCGTGGTGTAGTTTCTTAAATACCACAAACACGGTCGGTTTTATTGACATTGAATTTATAAGCGACCACCACCGCAAAATTTATGTTGGCATTGGCAGCGGTTTTGACTTTAACGCTGATGTATTAAACATTGCCAAATATGGCACTTGCATAAGGGATTTGGGGTATGCCGAGTAAATATTGCAGCACTTGCGGCGACCTTGTAACTTGTAGCAGCTCGCCAAATTATTGTTGTTGGTGCGGGCGTGATTTAAGGCAAGAACCATTAACGCCACCATTTAACAGTTTTGAAGGGCGTTTAAAAGTAATTGCGGAGGCGGCAGCAAAAGCAACCCCGCAGCCAAAAGAAGAAATAACGCCGGGGCGTTATCAAATAAAACTATTTTAACGGGGGCTTAAATGTTAGACACTTTACATCGAATATTAGCGGCAATTTTTGCATATCAAATAATCACAATAATAGAAAATTACTTTAAAAAAAGAAGGAGCAGAAAATGAAAACAGAAACACAAGAACAAGAAAAATTAAATGCAGCGGCGGCAATATATGAAAAAGCCATGGCAGAGAGTAAAAACGAGCCGCAAAAATGCCCGCTTGATGAAGTGGCGGCGGCATATATTGCAACCTTGCGTGTCGAAAATTATGCCGATTTGGGTTATGAATTTGGCGGCTATAAAATCGGGGCAATTTATTCTTATATTTTGCGGGTTTTGAATGATAGCATTAACCGCCTTAACAACCCGCAAGAATGTATTACAAACGCAATATTTGCGGAAAAGGTAGGCAAATAATGGCAACAAGATTTGAAAATATACACAAAATGAACATTGACGAATTGGCAAAATGGCTTGCCGGGCGTTATGAACTTTGCGAGCGTGAAACGCCATGCAGCAAATGCGAAAATAAAAATTGGTGTGAATGTACCAATGCGGATGAATTTAAAAAATGGCTGCAACAAGATGAAAAAGAAACAACACAACACAAAAGAGGGGCACACCCATTAATGGCAATGGCATTGGCAGCACAAGCCGAAAATATACAAAACGGCGTTGTTGTGTTGCGTGAGGACGGCAAATTTAATTTTGAATTTATGACGGATTCTGAAATGTGCTATTTGCTTGAACAACTTATTGAAGAAATCAACCGACGAAAAGCCGGCACGGTTGATGTGGGATTTTGGGATAAAGCCGGCGAATACAAAGAGGATAGGCAGTCCGTGCAAAATGCGGTTGTTGATTTGGGGATAACGGTACACGGCGGCATAAAAACCGCCGATGTTACCGTTGAAGTTGAGGGCAAAGAAAATGAATAAAACGGACGAAAAATTTATAAAGGTATTTGGCAGCATAGGCATAGAAAAAGAAAAAGAAGAAAAAGCACCGGCAAAATATATGTTTACGCAAGAACGCAGCGACTATTTAACGCCGGGTTGCATACTTGCCGAAATTTTTGCTGATTTAGAAAATGCCGGCATAAATTGTGAAGGTCGTTTTGATTTGGATGTTTGTTGCACACAAAAGAACATACCGGCAAAGCGTCATTATATAGACGGTGAAACAGACGGTTTAAAAGCGGATTGGTGCGGTGTTAGTTACTGTAATCCGCCATACAAAGAGTGCGACAAATGGGTAAAAAAGGCGTTTGCGGAATTTGAAAAAGGCGTTGTTTGCGTCTTATTGATTCCGGCACGCCCTGAAACAAAGTATTGGCAACAATATTTGTTAAAAAACGGGCGTGCGGAGGTGCCGTACATAGACATAAAATTTTTGCGTAAGGGCTTGCGGTTCTTAAACCCGGACACCCATGAAGAAATGGGCGTGTTTAAAAACCCTTTGGCAATAGTCATAATGAACGGCATGGCAAATGCGTGTTATGAGTTAATCAATGATTAAAGGCGGTTAGAAATGGAAAAACTATTTGCAATGCACGACAAATATTACAAACAAGGTATAAACACTTGCGAGGGGTGTTTACATTATGGGGCGGCAACTTGTTATGGGCGTGAGGATTGGAAAAATGAATGTCAAAAAACACTTAATAAAAATATAGAAAAAGCAAAGGCGGTTACAAATGGTATGGAACACAACAAATTATAAAGGCGAGCCGGTTACATGGTATTCACAAGAAACTATCGACAAAATTAAAAAAGTTGTATTAACGGCGTGTGAATGTTGCGGCGAATGTCAAACAGAATTTAGCAAAAAAGATTATTGCGACTTTGCAGAAATTTTAAAAATAATTGAGGGCAAATAAAAGTTAATGGATACAAGGCAATTATTAAAAACGCCACAATACAGAAGGTGGTCGAAGGGTGCAATAGAGTGTTACAAGCGGAATTGTATATGCTTTAATTGCCCAACATACGATTTAATCGGCAAACAATGCAAAATGAAATATGCGGTGCTGCAACTTGTTAAAACTTGCGGTTTGCCCGATGAAGTAAACACAAAACAAATTGAAATAAAAGAAAGCGAGGAAAAACAAATGTTTGATAATGATTTAAAAATTGAATATCCAAATTATTTAGAAAAACTAATTACGGCGGTTAAAAAAGGTTTTGACAAATACGGCGATATTGAAAAAGAAACCGGTTTAAATGGCAAAACGGCGTCCGTTTATTTTGACGGATTCTATAAATTATTAGAACAAAAAAACCTAATAAAACAAAGTGATAAATCAAAAAGGCAAGCGGTTTGCGATTTTATACAATCGAGGTTATTAGATACAGAATATAGAGAAACTAAACCCAATGACAATGCGGCAAACAAAGAAACTATTGAAGAACCTAAAAAAGAAAAATCTAATAATGAATTAGAGATCCTAAAATCTGAAAATAAAAAATTAAAACAAAAAATTTCAGAACTTGAAAACCAACCCAAAAGCAACATTGATTTTTCAGAAATAAAAGAAAAAATTAAAAGTGAAATTAAGCGTTTAAATAATTTACTTGAAATAATCGAAAAGTATAACGGTGATGTTTTAACGCTTATTTCAGAAATTGCCGCCGCAAAAGTTTAAGGGGGCATTAAATGGAATTGGATGACGGTGATGTTATAACGCTTATTGCAGAAATTGGGCGTTTGCGTGAAAAAGTAAAAACTTTGCGGCGTATAATTGCCCGCTTGCAAAAAATAAGAAGTGAACAACGGCAGCAAATAAACTATTTGCGGCAGCAAAACAAAAAAAATAAGGAGCAAAAACAATGGAACCATTAACAATAGAACAAATTAAAAGAATGCAATGTAAAAGAAAACAAATGCACAAAAACAAGAAAAAAAGAATTAGAAAAACGCAAAAACTTTGCAGAAAAATAAACAGGAGGGACAAATAATGAGTGCGGGCGTGGCTTTTTTCTTGGGTGTTATGGTTGGCATGATTTTATTCAGTTAATAGAGGAGCAAAACAATGAAATTTATTGAAATTGAATATTTTACACAAGGGCAAAACGGTTACAAGGTTAATAAAATTGTACCCGTTGAAAATATAAAAGAAGTTATAAAAATAGGTAATGAATACACATTAACAATATTTTCTTATGCACATCAAGTTGATGTTGATTATAAGATAACAGAAAAAGAATATTTTTATTTAAAAAACGCCCTTTGTGATGTTGTAGTAGCAAAATTTCAACCACGGGAGGCGTAAACAATGAGCGAGCAACAATATTTAATTTGTGATTTGGACGGGTGTTTAATAAACACGGCTTGGATTTGGCAAACGGCTAATTTATTCAAAATGGATACGGACACGGCTTATGATTTTTTCAACAAGGCGGCAAATTGTAACGCAAGCCGCATTGATGAATTTTGTTTAAGATACATTTATTTTAAACTTGCCGGGGGCTTGAAATTACATTTTATAACGGCAAGAAGTGAAATTATTGAAGTGCCGACAATAAACTTTATTCAAGAAAAAACGGGCTTAATTTATGGCAAAGATTTTTCAATAAGTTTTAGGGCTGCAAATGATGTTTCAAAGTCGGTTGAAAGCAAGGAAGAACGCTTAATAAAAATGTTGCAAGACGGCAAAAAAATTGCCCTTGCCATAGATGATAAGGACGACATTATTGCAATGTATTTGCGGCATGGTATTAAAACGGTTAAATGGTTAAATGGTATGTTGCCGGTTGATGTTGTGCAAGAATACGGCGACACGGTCAACAACTTGTTAGGTAAAAGCGAGGTGAAAGCAGCATGCCAAAACTAATGGAAGAAATAAAATTTAATAATCATTACCCAAAATTAAGAGATTATGAACATTGCACGGTAATTTTTTTAATTAGCGGCTTAACGGGTGAAATTATAAAGCAAAATTATGAAACACTTGCCCTTATTGACACTTTAAGAGATAACGGCACTTATTACGCATTAGATCCAAAGCAAGAATATTTAATTGTATTTCTTGCCGGCAAGGACGGCGGCATATTTACCACGATTCGCAAAGACAATGACGAAAACAGGGCAAAATATCAAGTAGGCAATTTTTTTAAAATCAAAATTGAGGAGTGAGCATGGGCGTAGTAAAAAAAGAGAGCAAAGACGAAATTGTTAAACTAATGTTGCAAGAAGTGCCGACAGAAGAAATCGCACGCCGCCTTAATTATAGCGTTTCAACAATACGCAAAGTGTTTGAGGAGTTGCGTGATGAATACGGCGTTAATAGCAAAATGGGCATTGCGGTTGCATATTTGCGGGACAAAATTTCAGAGCATTTAACACCGCTTTTAAATTTGTCAGATAGTGGCAATTTTGCCATGAATGACAAACCCGCACCAAAACAAGAAAAACGACAAAATTTTTATAAAAAACGCAAAAAACAAAAATAACATACAAAAATTTTACTAAAAACGAAAAATGGCACGCAATTTGCGTGTTATTTTTTTGCCTTAAAAAAATATCGTCAATTAACAATTTTTTTTATTCAAAAAAAGCGATAAGGTGTGAATGTTGCAAAGGTTAGTTGAATTGGCAGCGGTACCGCAGCAACCAAAAGGCGGGGTTTATTGTGTTTATACGCAATGCGGCTTGTTGGATAGTGTAATTTCTTCATGTTTGTAAAACTCCTTTCTTTATAATGCTGATGTAACCGACCATAAACGGCAAGCCGTTTACCGTTTTTTGAAAAGTTAAAAGGGATTTTAAGAGAGAATGAAACCGGTTATTGTTTTAAATTGTTGTAGTTATGAAATAAAAACACATTCAAAAAGTTACGAGTTTATTGATTGTTTAAAATTAAAACCGGGACAAAAGTTTTTTAAAAAGTATTTGCCGGACGGGCGTGAGGTTAAGCGTGAAATTTTATTGCTTGCAATTTGCCCGCATTGCCGCCATTGGATTTTAAAATTTCTTTGGTACGGCAAAAAAAACGGGCGGTTTCAAGATTTTGACGCAACAAAAATTGTAAGGGGCAAACAGGCGGACGAGATATACAACCGCCGTTGTGATTTGTACGACTTAATTGATTTGCCCAACCCATTTAAACCCAAAATTGAGGGCAAGCAAAGTAAAAAAATCCCGTGGGTTTATGGCAAAAGTTTGGACGGGGTTTCACAGATTCCCCGCTATATTGATGAGAGCGAGGACGCCGGGTTAAAAATTGTTTGCCCGGTAAAAACAACATACATTTAAGGAGGGATAAAAATGACAACAATCGGTGCGGCTTGGATTAAATTTACAGAAAACGGCAAAACATATATTTCAATAAAGGTTGACGATGAATTATTGCCATTTGCTTTAAGAGAAAACAAAATATTGACACTTTGGGAAATCCCGGAAGAAGAACGCAACGGCAATGACAAAATGCCGCATTATCGTTTAAAAATTAGCAACCCGGTACAAAAACAATGACATTAAGCAATTTTAAAAACAAGATAATTAACGCAAATTGCCTTGATGTTTTAAAAGAATTGCCCGACAAATGTATTGATTTATTATTTACCGACCCGCCTTATGGCATAGGCATGAGCAAAAACGCCGGTTTAAGTGATAAATACACGGCAAAAGAATGGGACAAGGATATACCGTCAAAAAAAATATTTGATGAAATGTTTAGAGTTTCAAAAAATCAAATAATTTTTGGCGGTAATTATTTTATAAAAAACGCCGAAACCCTTGCGGGGGGGGGGGAGTTGGGCGGTATGGGATAAGCGTTGCGGCGTAATCCCTGAACGCACATTTGCGGACGGCGAGTTAATTTGGGTTTCATATAAAAAACCGTTACGCATATTTCGTTATATTTGGGACGGTATGCTGCAACAAGATATGAAAAACAAGGACGAGCGATTCCACCCAACTCAAAAGCCGCTTAAATTATGCCAACAAATTATTTCATATTACACGGGCATACAAGCACCATACATGGGCGAGCCGTTTTTGGTTGCTGATTTTTTCAGCGGCAGCGGCACAACGGCACTTGCGGCATATAATTTGGGGCTTGATTATCTTTGCACCGAACTTGAAAAAGAATACTTTGAAAAAAGCGTTGAACGGTTGAACAACGCAACGGCACAAATGGGGTTGTTTAGATGATAGAAATTGACACAAAAGAAATTAAAAAATTTGTGAAAAATTTAAAAAACACAAGCAAAGACGCATACCCAAAGGCGGTGCGGTCAACATTAGACAATTTGGCATTTAACACGCACAAAAAATATAAAATCAATGTCAAAAACACATTAACCATAAGGGGCGGCAGCGGCAATATAGTAATGAAATCAATTCATTATCAAAAGTGCCGCAGCGGTTTAGATGTTAGCAAAATGGAAAGCCGTGTCGGTCAATTATCACAAGTTTACGGCAAAGAAACGGTGCAACTCCGCAAACAAGAATTCGGGGAAAACATAACCGCCAAACGCAAGCATTTGTTAAAACCGACAAAGTTTGCCCGTGGCGGCAGTTATAGAAAATTAGTTAAAAAGGGCAATTTGGTTGCCAAATTAGATACTAAACGCATTGAAGATATTGCAGCCAACCCCGTTAAAGGTGATATTAAAAAGCAATTTCGGCAAGGTATTGCCATTGCACACCGGCAGCACAAAACAATTAACTTTGTGCCGGACGCACCAACAACGGGCAAGAAATGGGGCGTTTTTCAATTTTGGGATAGCGGTACGGTTATTAAAAAAGGCAAACCACATGCAAAAGGTAAGGCAGCAAAATTGCTTTACCCATTCAAAGAAAAAACGCAGCATTTACAAAAACGCCCAATGCTGAAACCGGCAACGGATGAAAATGCAAAAAAGGGCGGTGAAATCTTTGTAAACGAGGCAAACAGAAGGATTGCAAAAGAAATGGCAAAAGGTTTAAAAACTTAATCAAAAACCGCAGCACGGGGCGTGCTTATCCCTCACGCCCTTTGTTGTCGGTGATATTAAGAGGGATAAAATGTTATTAACGAGGTCAGAATTTCAAAAAGAATTTCGCTTTAATACGGCAAGTTCGGTAAGCAAACTTATTACGGGCGGCAAAATTACCGTAAACGAGGACGGCTATATTGACACCAACGCCAAAGAAAATAAACAATGGGTTGCAAAACGCCGGGCGGAATTGAGAAAACAGAAAAAAGACGCAAAGGCAGCGGCACAAGGCAAAACACAAACCCAATTAAATTTGGAACTTGATATTTTAAATGCCAAACTTGATGAAAAGAAACGCCGCACCGAGTTGCTTGATTTAAAAGTCCAAAAAGAGAAAAAAGAAGTTATTGAAACAGACATTTTAAACCGTGTTTTAATAATGATTTTTGACGACTTTTTTAAAAATCTTGCAGAATTTCCAAACAATTACGCAAGTGAAATTATAAACATTGTGCGTGCTGAAAAAGAACCAAAAGAAAAACTAATTGAATTTTTAACCGAACACATAATAACAAACATTAAAACGGGATTAGACAATACAAGAAAAGCGGCAAAAAAATATTATGAGTAATGCAACATTAACAAAAAAACAACAAATTGATAATATTTTTGACGCAATAGAGGATTTAATCCCTTCAAATGTCTTAATGGGTTGCCCTGAATGGGCAGAAAAAAATCGTTATATGAATGCCAAAGTTACGGGGCGTGCCGGTTTATTCAGTTTCAAAAATGCACCTTATACCCGTGAAATTGCCGCATGTTTTTCAAAAACAAGCCCGGTGCAACAAGTTGCAATAATGAAGGGTGTTCAATTAGGTTTAACAACCTCGGTAATTGAAAACGCAATTGGCTATACAATAGACGCAGATCCCTCGCCAATGATGTTTGTTTTTCCGACAGACGCAGACGCAGACAACTACAAAAAATTAAAAATTGACAATTTAATCGACAATTCAGATTTAAGAAAAAAAATCGTTGCAGAAACAGGCAACCGCAACACCCGCCGCACGGGTGATACATCAAAATTGCTTGAATTTAACAACGGCTTTATGATTTTTGCAAGTTGCCGCAAGGGGCAGGATTTAAGGCGTACCAATGTTAAAAAACTTTTTCTTGATGAATTGGACGCATTTATTGACAATATACCAAATGAAGGTTCGCCCATTGATATTGCAGTAAAAAGGACGGACAGTTATGTTGAAAAAGGGCGTAAAATTTGTTATAACTCAACACCAATTTTGGCACACAAAAGTAAAATTTATGAATTAGTGCAAAAAGGTGATTTTCGCAAATTTCTTGTACCTTGCCCGCATTGCCATAAAAAGCAAGAACTTGTTTTTTATAAAGCGGACGGGGGTTTATACCCGGACAAAAAAGCAACGGTAAAAGACGGGTTAAAAACCAAACCATTTGGCATAATTTTTAATATTGATGAATGCCGGGCGGGTGATTATAAAAGCGTGCGTTATCGCTGCCAACATTGCGGCGAGGATTTTTATGATTACCATAAATCGGCTATTGAACAGGACGGCGAATGGGTGCCAACAAAACAAAGTACAATCCCGTTTTTTAGAAGTTACCACATTTCGGCGTTATACAGTTTAACAAAACCTTGGTGGAATATTGTTTTGGATTTTATCGAGGCGGGCAACAACCCAACAAAATTGCAAGCGTTTTACAACCTTGATTTGGGTTTACCGTTTGAGGATAGAACGGGCGGCGTTGAATATCAAACCGTCCACCGCTTAAAAGATGATATGCAGCAAAATAATGTAATCCCAAAAGACGCATTATTTTTGACGGCGGCGGCTGATATTCAAAGAAACCGTATTGAATGTGAAATAAAAGCATGGGGCGACCGTTACCGTTGTTGGGGTATCGACCACCGTGTATTTTACGGCAATACGGCGGATATACACGACCCGTGTTGGGCTGAATTTCAAAAAATACGGGACGAAAAATTTAATGTTGAAGGCGGCGGCACAAAAGTTGTTGAAACAATACTTGTTGACTCCGGGGACGGCGAGTTGCGTGATGTTGTTTATACTTTTTGCGATTTAGATCCTGAACGGGTATTTTTTCCGTTAAAAGGTTTTGTTTCACAAACCCGCACCCGTGAAAAATATAAACTTGTTGAGGTCAAAGAATTTGACGACTTATGGTTAGTTGAAATTTACACGGATTTATACAAAAACACGCTTGCCCGATATTTATCGCAGCCGGAGCCGGTCAATAAAGATGATTATCCCGACGGGTGGTTTACATTTGCCGCCGGTTACGGGGACGAATATTTCAGACAATTAACAACCGAACGGCGTGTTAAAACAAAACGCCCGGACGGGTTAATAAAAATTTCTTGGGAGCAGCACGGGCGAAACGAGGCATTTGACTTGAATGTTTATAACCTTTGTGCGGCGGATTTGGTTATTCAAAGATATTCGGCATATTATTTGCAACTTGAAAACCCAAACGCACGGGAAGTTTTTAAATTTTTGAAATCAATTAAAACTTAAAAAAGGGGGTTTTAAATGGCGTTGGATTACACAATTGCAGAAATCAAAGAAAACATAAAGGCATTAAAAACGGCATATACAAACGCCGTAGCGTCCGGGGGCGTTACATCATACACGCTTAAATCCGGGCAAGGTGAAACCACGGTGCAACAAGCGTCGTTAAGTAGTATCCGCAATGAATTAAGTTATTTTACATATTTGCTTAATGAGCGATTAGAGTATGAAAACGGCACGGGTTGCACATTTATAAGAAGTGCGGGGATTTAACAATGGGAATATTAGACAATTTATTTAAACCAAAGCAGCAGCAAAAGCAAGACGCATTCGCATGGATTTTGCCCGCCGGCAGTTTATACGGCATAAATTTTGACGGTGAACAAGAACCGGGGGCAATGAATGATTTGTATGTTTATGATGTTGATTATTACGAAATGGCAAAAAGGGCGTACACACTTGTTACGGTCAATGAATTTGCCCGCATTATTGTTACCCGCTTAACTCAATTTGTAGTTGGCACGGGGTTAAAATTACACCCCGAACCAATGACAAATTTTTTAAAGCGTGTTTTCAAAGTAACATTGCCGGAAGATTTTGCAAAAAATATTCAAGAACTTTGGCAATTATTTGAGGACGACAAAAATGTTTCAATAACCAAAGATGATAATTTACACGGGCTTGCAGAAAAAATTTATTACAACGGTTTAATTGCCGGTGATGTTTTGGTTATTAAAAGAGTTGTAAACAACAATTTGCAATATCAACTTGTAAACGGGCTTGCGGTAAGGTCAAGCAAAATGCAAACAGACGGCAAAAATCCAAACAAGATTATTGACGGCGTAGAATTGGACGCCAATGAAGTGCCGATTGCATATTATGTAATTGACAAAAACGGCAACGAAACCCGTATAAAAGCAAGGGACGAAAAAGGGCGTTTAATCGCTTGGCTTGTACCCGTAGGGATTAAGCGTCTTAACTCGCCCCGTGCTTATTCACGGCTCGGCGTAATAATGCAAAAGTTACATAAAATTGGGCAATATTCAAATGCCGAGGTTATGGCAGCCGAGGCAAACAGTAAGTTTGCGGCAACTATTGAGCAAGAAAAAGAAAGCACCGGCGTAAACCCGATTAAATCAATACCGGGTATGCCACGCTCGATAATGAACCAATTAGGCAGCCAAACAGATACAACAGACGCAGCAAACCAAACGGCAATGCAGAAATTTAAAAACAGTTTGAAAGCAATTCCGGCGGGCTTGTTTATTCACATGCCAAAGGGGCAAAAATTAACATCATTTGACACAAAACGCCCGAATGTGAATTATGCGGCGTTCTTGGATTCATCAATGAAATACAACACGGCGTCGCAAGGCATACCGTTGGAGGCGGCTTTAATGCAGTTTGGCAATAATTTTAGTGCAAGCCGTGCGGCATTAAAGATGTTTGAACTTATCATGCGTTTTGGGCGTAAATATACGCTTGAAGATTACTTTTATAAAATCGTTTACAACCAATTTTTTGAACTTGAATGCTTAAAAAATAACATTCAAGCCCCAAAATATTTGGAACTTAAAAACGATTATGGGTTTTTGGATAACGCATACACAAAATGCAAATTTGTAGGCGTGCAAATACCGCACATTGACGAGGTAAAAGAAGTTAATGCGGTGTTATCAAAATTAAAGGGCGGTTTAACAACCTTTGAACAAGCCCTTGAAAGTTTGGGCAACACCATTGATTTTGACACCTTAATCGAACGCCGAAAAATTGAAGAAAAGAAAATAAAAGCGGCGGGGTTGACTTTTGAAACATTGTTTGCCCCGGATAACGGCGGCAGCAATGACGAGGACACAGAAACCGACATTGCAGCAAAACCCCGCAAAGGTAGTAAATAAGTAAAAAGGAGCGAAAAATGTCAGACGAAAAAACAAAAGTTGCAGACTTGCCGCAAGATGAGCAAGACGCCTTAATTAACGAGGCAAAAGAATTAGATGTAAGGGGCTTTTACGGTCAAATGAAAGTTACCACATTAAAAGCCAAAATTGAGGAGGCAAAGGCAGCAAAAGCAAACGGCGAAAATGAACAAGAACCGGCAGCAGATGAACAAGCCCCGGCAAATGATGAACCAAACGCCGACAACGGTGAACAAAACACCGAAAATGATGAACAAAGCAACGGGGAAAATGAACAAGAACCCGCAGCAGATGAACCGGCAGCAGATGAAAAAGAAGAACCGGCAGCACCAAAAGTAAACAAAGGCAGCCAAAGAGCATACGCCAAAGAAAAAGACGCAGCACCGGCAAAAGCAAAAATTTGCCATATTTGCCGCAGCAAAGTTGTAAACGGCAAATGCACGGGTTGCGGATTTGAATTAAAAATTTAAGCGGCTCGGCGGCAGAGGG